AGTTGCGCTTGTTCTGGAAAGAAAACCAGTTAAAGCTGTGCGAGTAATTTGAGCTTTTGTTGTTGGCGATGTCGTCCCAATACCCAACCCTGTTGAGGTGAGGCGCATACGCTCCGTTGCTGCGGCACTTTGTAAAAAACGGATGTCATCATTGCCCCAAACACCAAGACTGTTTGCAGCGGGGTGAGTTAATCCACCAACAGTAACACCCGTGCTGTTTTGCAATAAAACATAGTTGTCATTGTTTGCATAAGTTGTTGCGCTGTCACGAATGACCACTCCGTTTACCGCAGTCAAGTCGGCAATAGTAGAAAATTTGCCGGCTGATAAAGCAGTAGTGCCAACACTTAAGTTAGTCCCATCAAAGACTAGCGCAGAGCCACTTGTCAGAACCTTTGAACCATTGAGATAGGTTACTCCGTTGGCTGTGCCAGCAGAGAATGTAGCTACACCGCTTACAGACAGTTCAGTGAAGTTACCCGCTGCGCCGCCTTCAAGTCGTTGCCACACCGTGCCGTTATAGATAGCCCAATCACCTACGCCCCAGTTGGTGATGCCATTCAAATTAGTTGAACCAGCAACTGAGACAATATAAAAGTTGTTTGCAACACCCACACTTGATGTCAGAGTTGGTGTATTGGTGCTGGCGTTCCATGACCCCGCAAACACCAGCGCCTGTGCAATCGTGTTGATCTGGTTTTGCAGACTGGTCAATGTGTCCAGAACGCCTTGACTTGTACCGCCGCCGTTGGTGATGACTTTGATCTGCTCTGCCAACTCAGGGGCAACCACCTCGCCCACATTAAGCAACCGTCCAGACGAAAGACTGATGATCAGGCTACCGTCAAAGTCGATATAAGCATCGCTGACAGAAACGCCATCTTGACCATCAATGCCGTCGCTTCCGTTCAGTCCATCAACGCCGCGAAGCCCAGCAACGCCGTCCTTGCCGTTGCGCCCATCCTTGCCGTCACGCCCATCCTTGCCGTCAATACCGTTGCGGCCATCTTTGATGGTAGCCACTCGCTTTTCAATCACAGTGGTTACGCCATCGTATTTTTCACGGATGTCAGAGTCGATCTTCTTGAGGGCTTGGACAACCAATTGCACATTCTCAGCGGCCTTGCGCTGTTGCATTGCCTTGACCTCCGAAACGGAGTTGCTTACCGACTTAAACAGATTGTCTGCAATGCCGTCTACTGACGCATCATCAAAAATTTTATCTATTGCCATTTGTAAGCTCCGTGTTCAAATTTTCAAGGAAGTCGTTTTCCAAATCCACAACATTGCTCTTTGCATTGTTCATCTGCAACTCAACGATCTTGGACTTGTTTTTAATGTCCGCTTCTTTAAGCATCAACTCAGCAATCTTGACCCGCTTGTCAAATTCATTGCTTTCGTTGCCAGATGGAAGATTCTTAGTTGCCGAGGCCAGCACCTTGGCTTGAACCTCTTGCGGCATAAGTTGCGTTTCCACCGACAACTTCTGCGCCTCTGCCCGATTCTGCTCTGCCTGAGTCGTGCTGACCGCAATCTGAGCCTGCTGGGCTTGCAGCGCCAGTTGTTGCTGGGCTTGTTGCAGCTGTTGAGCTTCTGGATTGGGCTGGCTCATCTGATCCAAGGCCGCAATCATTTCATACCTGTTAGACAGGCTGGAATTGGCAAAAATGCCCTTCAGAATAATCGGTAGCACTGGTGTATTCGGGCCAAGAGTCTGTAACAGACCAACAAACTGCTGCTGTTCGTACTCCCGTGCAATGATGCCCAGCGTGGCCGTCGGGATAAACCGCATATCTACCGATGGATAGCGCTCTGGGTCGAACTGCATGTAACGAAACGCCGCCTTCTGGATGAACGGGATCAAGAAATCCTCTTGGAAGTTCACCAGTGTGCGTTTGTACTTCTTGATGATGGTGGCAACCGCCATGCTCATGCCAGCGCCGTCCCGATTGCCTTGGCTGACCATGCCTTGGCCGTCCATCGTGCCAGTGGCTTGCAACAACATACGCTCAAACTCTTTGGCTGTGTTCAGATTGTTCAGACTTGTCTCGCCAAACTTGAACGGGTACAGAATTTCAGATGGATTGCCGTTGACCAAGAACGCTTTGCCAGGTTTCACCTCAAACTTAGCGCCCCGTGGCAGTCGAGAAGCGTCCAAACCAATCATTGGTGAGGTGGTCAGCGCCAGTGAGTCCAGATGGCTACGAACTTGCGCGTCGATGGCCTTTTGCATGTTGTAGGACTTCTCCACCGTACCCCTGCCCAGCAGACGGTTCGGGACGGTATCATCTTGATAGGCCAAAACCGGCCGATCTTTCATCATGTACGGGTTTTCTTCAGCTTTTAGCAGCAAACCCTCGTTGGCGATCACGACAATGGCTTCAACCATATCGCTATAATCTTCTGCAACCGAGTCTTCGGGAAATAACTCCTCAACTTCCACGTCTTTCTCGGTCAGGTACTCCCTTGGCACAAGGCCGTAGTACGTCAATAATCTGACCTTGCCATCCCGATATTGGCTGACCTCTTGGGTCGGCTCAAGATCAGTGTCTTCATCGCCCGTGGTGATGTTCACCTTGCGGTAGATGCCCTTCTCAATGCCTTCAACCACCTTGTGGATGCTGACAAACTTCTCAATCGCCACGCCCATGCAGTCATCAATGCTTGTGCCATTGGGGTCGAACAAGAAATTCTTAGGGTTGACCGGCATGATCTTCACCGCAATGCGGCTTTTTTCCACCACACCAATGGCCGCTTGCCCCATCTGGCCTGGAATCGGCTGAGTGGCTGGCTCAAAGATTTTCTCCGTCTTCACGACAATCTCGCCAATGCCAGTGCCATAGATTTCAGCCATCAACTCGATCTGATCGATAGCTTTTCTAATCTTGTCCTGCTTAAAGTCTTCCATCATCTGGGCTTTGAGCGCCTCGACATCCAACGGGTTGCCGTTGACATCTTTAAGATCGTCTTCAATGTCAAAGAACTCGCCCTGACCAAAAATCGCTTCCATGATTTCAGCATGGCGGGTTTCCACCGCTTGCTGGGTAGCAGGGGTTACGATTCGGCTGCGCTCAGACTCTCGCGTCTTGTCCTCGGCAGCCCACTCGCCACGGAAGATACGCTCGTATTCTAGATAGTTGGGGAGAAAGTTCGTGTCGCGCCAGTCGCGCCAGCGGTCACAGTGGTCAATGACGAAAGAGGTTAGCTCTTTGTCGTTTTCTGTTGGTTCGTCGAACTCATTTTGATCCATGCTAGACCCCGCTTATTACATCCATCGGCTCCCACGCATCGTCATCATCATCTTGCTCAAAGTAAGATGTCACCGCCAGTTGATCAATGTAGCTCAATGCGTCTGGAAGATCGTCATGCACCCCTTGGCTTGGGAACATCAGAAGCTGGTCAGTAAAATCTGCCCAGTCTTCTTCGCTGTTCAGGATGACTCGGCCATGCTCAAACCTTCCCTGCAACGACCAGATGATTCTATCTGTTTTCTTGCGATTGCCGTGGGTTAAATCAACAATATGGCTGTAGACATTGTTTTTTCTCATCAAATCACTTAAATACGGCAGGACAGCGTTCTTCAGCGCCCCCCTCTCAATGCCGATAGACAGAGGCCGATATTCCCGCATTGCCATCAGAATCTTAGAGGCTGTCTCACGGATATCCCACCGTCCATGCTCAATCTCTTTAACCCACCACTTGCCATCTTCAGTCACCTTAACCACGGCAATGGCCGATTCGTCCAATCGTTTCTTAGCATTGGCCGCTTGCTTGGCAACTTCCTCGAATCCAGCCAAGTCCACCGCCACAAAGTAACTTCCGTGTTCTGGCTCGACTCCGTACTTGATCCATTCCTCTTTGAACACATCTGCCCCAGCGTTAGAAAAGGACGCCATGTATTCTTGTTTGAACGAGAAGCTGGAGAGAGTCTTCTTGGCTGACTCAATCTCCGTTGGGTCGATCAGGGGGTTGTCAGCCGTGGTGAAGTGCCAGGACTTCCAATCCTCATCTTTCTCCTGCCCTAAGTTGTACAAGTCATAGAACCACTTGCGACCCTTGGGAGGACCAATGAACATCGCCCTACCTTTTCTGTCTGACAAGAACGCCCTCAT